CTAATATGGAAAGACACGGTGTTGGTATGTGGGAAGGAAGTCCCATGACCAGATACCAACCAACGAATACAATGTTTGTTTCTACGAATCTGTTCCATAAGGATTGGGAAGATGCGTATGAACCGACAACGAAAAAACCGCTTAGTATTGGCGGTAAACTAATACACCCATTATATACTCACTCACAAAAATTTACTAATGATTTGGAATACCCTATTCCAATGTTCATTCATCAATTGGCTGTCGATTTTATGAAGAAAAAGTTTGGTGTGTTGGCTGATAACTCTTTGTTGACTGACTTTGAAATGATTAATGGTGGGGAAGACATGAATCCGATAGTAAGGAGTACTTCATGTGGTTTCTACCAGACGTTTTTCAAGGAAGGAAAGACTGAGCTATTTGTGGCTCTCGAGCAGGAAGAGGGGAAACCCATCTGCTATGAGTTTAGTCCGGTTGCTAGTGAGCGTCCGTTAATTGGTCGTCGCACTTTTCTCGATATACTGAGGAGTAACGATGATTTAATTATGGATGGTAAAATGCCAGTGACTATTTGGGTAGCTACCAATAAGGATGAACTGGTGTCTCATGAAAAAGCACAGATAGGAAAGACTCGCGTTTTTGTTCAACCAACGCTGGACTTGTCTCTTTTGGTTAGGAGACATATGGGGAGATTTATTTCTAACTATAAAAAACGTGCTGGCTTTAATCTGTGTCATGGAATCGGACAAGACAAGGAGTGTTGTTGGGCGGCATATTGGAAAGGATTGACGGAAGTTGGTTATCAAGGATTTGATGTGGATTACTCAAACTATGATGGGTCAGTACCGCAGTGCGCAGTTGATGCGTTCACTGCAGTGTTGAACCACGCGTATTCTGATGACAGGAATGCATCGAGAACAGCATTAGTGCAGGCTATCGTGCAGTCAGTCATCATAGTAGGTGACCAGGTTGTTGAAAAACAAATTGGTAATTGTTCCGGTTCTCCGATCACTGATGTGATGAA